CGGTCATAGGAGTCAACCCACATTAGTTCTTCATCAATTTCAATGACACCCTTACCTACGTTATCGGTAGAGCCTAGGCTTAGCACCAATGGGGAAGCGCTGCTAGAAGTTGTAGTTGTAACAGCAGTAGTTAGATAGGTTGCACGGTCTTGCTGGAATGTATATCCCGCAAGGTTAACCGCAACCTCATCAATCATATTGGTAAGGGTAGTTGGCACTATAGAGTCCTTAATGCGTCAGGGGCAGATTTTCCAGTTGTTCCAGCAAGTTCGTTGCAGATTCCATTCAAGTCTTTGAAAGCAGAAGGCTGACGAGATGAACTTGCTTTATAATTTAAAGCGCCAATTATGGCTTTACCTGTAGTACCAGCCCACTTATTAGCAGCACCTTGTTCATCAAGGAACGCTGTCATTGCTGGGTAGGTTCCACCATTGGCTAAGCGGTTTAGTTCGGCGCACAATGTGCTACCAGCAATACCTGCCATCATTTTCTCCCTTTGGTCATTGCGTTGTAATAGTGTTCATCAAATGAAAACCGTTTCATATGTGGAGCAGTCACACTTGTATCGCACCAGAGTGGGACTCCAGCCTTCTCGCATAGAGCGAAGAAGTAGATGTCCTCTCCAATAAACTTTGTGCCTCTGCCCACCTCCATAAAGAACTGAGCATCAGGCATTTCTTTTCTAACTCTATCAACCACGCTGCGGTGCATTAGGACATATCCCATACCCGCTGCGCTTACTTGCATTAGTTTGTCTTTAGGAAGTGGATGGATTCTGGCTAAACCAAAACCACCATCTTCGTTATCTACAAACTTAAATACTGTAGGCATTGGAACCATTAGAGGTTCTTCTGGGTTATCAGTAGTAAAGTAAACGCCAGTCATCATTGGGCGTTCATCTTTGTCTTTCTGATTCCAGAGTTTCAAGAAGCCCTCTGGGCTAATGACTACATCTGAGTCAACCCAAAGCAACCAGTCTGCCTTGTTCTGGTCATACCAATAGTTGATAACCTTCTCACGTTGACGGGCGATTTGATTACCCTGTGAGCGATAGGTAGATTCAAAGGTAAGTCCTGACTTAAGTATTACATCTGTAACACCCTGCATAAACTTGCCATCTACCATACCGTTGTCGCACCAAGCGATTGCTACTGTTTCTTGCATTGTCCCCACCTTTGTTATTTCTTCTTTGCTCTTGCGTTGTCCACTAGATTTGGATAAGGTCTTCCAGCCTTCTTAGCCATTGCTTTAGCCTTAGCCTTTTGGGCTGGTGTAAGTGGTGTTGATTTCTTATTAGGATTCTTCTTATCCCAGAATGCTTTCTTCATTACCACTTCACCTTATCTGCCCAGTAGGCTGCTGACATCTTGCCCTTAGCAATGTTCTTTGCGTGGCGTGCTTTGAATGAAGCCTGTCGTGCTGTTGGCTTCTTATCTCCAGTCACACCCTGCTGACCAAAGCGAATAGTCTTTACCTGCTCACCTGCCTTAGCCACAACTACGTGTGACTTAGTTGGATGATTAGGCGTACGCTTTGGTTTATTAAACCCAGATACTCCTGCTCGCTTTAGTCGTGGGTCTTGCATTACTTTACCTGCTTACCTTTTGAGTTGTAGCGGCGACCCTGTAGGATTGCTCCCCAGAGTTGACCTTCTTGCTTAGTCTGCTTTGCACGTAGTGCAGTTGCTGCAGAGTCTGTTCCAGGCCCTGACGTGTTTGACATTTCCTGTGTGCGGCGACTAGCCTGGTAAACATCGTTTATTTCTTTTGCGATGTTTTCAAAATAATTACGGTTCTTAGGCATTACTTCTTCTTGCCCATTTTCTTAGGCATAGCCTTCTTGCCAGCCTTCTTCATTGGCTTGCCTGACTTCTTGGCTTCCATCTTTGCCATTGCCATACCTTTTGCTGTGTATGGAAATTCCTTCATTCCTACTTTTGGCATTTTATACTCCCAGTTCTTTCATTACTTCAGCGGATTTGTGGTTTATATCTTTTGCCTTAGGCATTGTGTCAGCGTCATACGCTCTACCCAATGTCTCGGACGCTTTATGTGCTGCTTCTATATCGTGCATCCTTGTTCCTGCTGGCTGAATACCTTGCGCTCTCGCGTCTCGGTAGGCAGACAATTCAGAGTTCCATTTTCTATCTGGTATATCTCTTGCTGCATCTCCAGTATTAAGTTGTAAACCTTTTATCTTGCATCCGAAGCAGTCATCGTCACAACCAGTATGGTCAATGGATATATCTTCTTCTTCAAGAAAAGGTTTGAGCGATGTCTCATCACATAGCACGCAACCCCAAAGGGTTACCTGCCATTCGTGATTATCGTCAAAACCCCACTCAAGAACTTTAGTAATATGACTGTGCATTTGTCCCCTTATTGTGCTACGAAATTTGCCTCTGTTACACCAACTCCACCAGCAATAAGCGCTGCTTTAGTTGCATCATCTACGGTGTGTTGATAACCACCACGATAAACTTCTTGATAGTCGGCTAAGTCTTCATCTACTGGGTAACGAATCTGTGAGTAAACTCCACCAGATTTTATGATTGTAATTCCTTTGCGTAACTTGGCAAAGTAAAACAAGCGATGCCCACCAGATGGGCCTTCAAGTACATAGGGTGTACTGAATGTATAGTTTGCCATAGTTCTCCTTAATGAACTTACTGATGAGGCTAGGTTTCCCTAGCCTCACCCGTCAATCAATTAAGCGATTGATGAACCTGATTCAATGCGGTATAGCGCTTCTTCACGGTAACGTGCGAAGCCAAGAACACCGTACCAACCCATTGGGCGGTGACGCATCAACTTGTCAACGACTGGGCCGATGACTACGTGTGGTTCTTCAGCAACGGCTTCTGCCATTGCTTGCTGTCCTGCAAGGATAGTGCGGTACACCTTTGCAGATGAAGCACCATCAGTTGCTGAGTAAAGACGTGGAGACTCTACGAAGTATGCACCTTCGTATGTTCCGATTTCTCCTGCCCAGATGCGGTCTTGTGCAGAGCCGTACTGGTTTGGAAGAAGCCATCCTGCTGAACCTGTCTCGGCGCGGAGGTCGTGTGAAACTTCTGGGTGGATACCAGCCCAGTAGAGTGAACCCTTGCGAGCAGTTGTCTTGTTAGCACGCAACTTCGCAACAGCCTTGCGGATGTTTGCAGAAGAGAGTGTTGCAGCAGCAGTAACTGTTGCTGTTGATGTTGCTGTTGAACCTGAGTAGATGACGTTTGTGCCACCACGTAGAGTTGTCATAGCAACTGAGTCAATAGAATCTGCAAGGTTGAATGCGATGATGTTAGCGATTGCTGGGTCTACATCAGCAAGGCTGAAGAGTTCCAAAGCACGTGTTACTAGAACTGAGTTACCGTACTCTGCAAGAGTAATAGTAACTGTAGTTGGAGTAGACATCGCTACTGCATCTGGGTCTGTATCTTCTGTGAGTGCTGTTGTAGCAGCAGCCAAGTCAACGTAGCGTTGTAGAACAACTGTTGAACCTGGGATTGATTGATTTGTTGGGCGCTTGTCAGCAACTGAGCGAATGAGTGGCTCTGAACGGAGTGCGAACTCCAAGAGACGGTCATAAGCCTTCTGTACTAAACCAGCACCACCAGCGGTTCCGCCAAGTGATGACGAACCTGTGGATACATATGCGTTAGCCATATAGGTTATTTCCTTTTTAGTAGTTAGAAACTATGATTGTTATTGTGAGCGAAGGAGAGAAAGAATTTCTTCCGCAGATTGTGCGGCATCAAGTCTCTGCTCTAGGTTCTCTGCTCGGTCAGGTGTTATTGCACCTTGCGTGATGGTGTCCTGCTGACGTAATGCAGCACGGTCAATATCACTTACTGCAGGTGCGTCCTGTGTCACAGTTAATCCAAATAAGTCTCCGTTATCTTCAAGCCAGTTATTAACTGACTCTTCGGTAACTTCGTCTAGGTCTTTCAGGATTAAGCGTTGTGCTTTAGGATTTACACCTTTCTTGTCTAGGACTTCTTTGACGGTACGCTCACGCTGCGACTTGGTTAGTCCCTCAAGTTGCTCAGTCAGTTCTTTGATACGTTTCTCGTCATTACGTTTGGCTTTCCGCAACTTCTTTAAGAGGTCACTTCCGTCCATCTGTGTTTCAGATACATCGGTATCTAGGTCGTCTTCGTCTTCATCCCAGTAGTTGTTGCTCATAGCAACCATCCACCCTTCTCTATTAGTTAGTTCGCAAGCCACAGGTTCCAATCGGGGAATCGGTCTGGCTCTTGCTACCAGTCTTATACGCTGACGGGGCTGGTGTGTCCGTTCAGGATTCTAGTTATTTAGAAAACGTTTGCTCCGCGTGCTTGAGATGCAAATGATTTGCTTCCAAGATTTCCTGGTTTACTTGCAAATCGTGCTGCTTCTCTTTCAGCCGCTAAGCGTAACTTTTCTTGTTCAGTAAAGTTCTTTTCCAAGATTGCCTTTTGAAGAGCATCTTGAACTTCTGATGTTTTAACGGAAGCGTTTCCTTCCATCTCTCTAATCTTTTGATATGCACCAGTTGCAGCAGCAACTTTGCCAAAATCGGTAAGCGCTGTTGAATAGTTATAACCTTGAGCAGCAAGGTCAATACCTTTTGCAAGGTCAGTAGTAACTCCCTGTACTCTTGCTGCAGCAACAATGTTATATCCAGAGATTTCTTTCTGTAATTGAGCAGCGCCCTTTTCTCCACCAATTAACGCGGCTGCTAAACCAGAGCGTGTTGCTGTTGGGTAGTTTTCTGCAAGGACTTTCTTGGCTTCCGCTGGGGCGTTATCAATGGCATAGAAAGCATTGTTAAGAATGCGTCCAATTTCTGCCACAGACTTTCCTTTGCCAAGAACCTGTGTGCCAATAAATTCTGAATTTGCTAGGTCTGGCATTCCAGCCTCACGAAGCAATGTTGCTGCCTCGTTCTCAGAGGCAATAAACTCAGATACGGTTGGAACGTCTACAAGTTTACCCGCTGCAAGCATATCGTCAAGAGCAAAAAGCCCTTCAAATCGTTTTGTGAATTCAGGTATCGTCTTGTCTACTCGCGCTTGGCGGACAGCAAAGTTAATTGATTCATCAACCGTTGAACCAGTCTTATAGAAACCAGAAACTAACTTATATAAAACTCCAACATAAGGCTTAGATGCTTCTTCAGCACCAAAAGTTAAAGCAAATGTATTCTTAAAAGTATCTGATGCAAGCATACGCTCAGGGGCTGTAACCGTTCCACCTGTTGGGCCTGGAACGACTTCTATTAATGTCCAACCCTTGTCATCATTCCAACTATAATTCTTACCATCTTCTGGCTTTGCTGGTTTTACCCACTCTTTACCACTCCAGATATATGCAGCACCTGGTTGTGATGGACGGCTTGGGTCATTGACTGCAATTGGAATGGAACCATTTTTTGCTCTGCCATTAATATCAACATCAATTGGGCCTTGTAATGTGTTTACGGTTCCAGCCTTAACCCAAGTTGGGGCTTCTGGAACAACGGTTGCAGCAGGTGCAACTGGGCCAACGAACCCTGATTGTCCAGGTTGTACTGCTGGTGTTGGCATTTTGACGGCTGGAGTAAATGATGCTGGGAGTGCAATTCCTGCAGATGGTGCAGTCTTCTTAGGCGCTTGCGCCTGATAACGCATCCCTGCTAACTCTGCCTCGGTTGGTGCTTTAGCCATATTAAACTCCGCCTCCTAGCGCACGGGCAAGAGATGTTGCACTCTGTCGTGCTGCTTCATTTGCCCAACTGGTTGTTTCCGCATTAGGGTGGTTCTTTGCCATCTGTGTTAGTTCAGCAAGAGTTGGTGCTGGTTTCTTTCC